CCCTGCGCCTCCGCCACCATGTCGAGCGCCGTGCCGCCGTCCGTGAGCTGGGCCTCGGCGAGGTCGTGGACGCTCTGCGCCCGCTGCTGCTGCGCCTGGGCGGCGAGCGCCTCCTGTTCGGCGGCGGCCTGCCTCTGCTGCTCCGCGGCGCGGGCCTGGCGGACTTCCCGCACCTTGTCCTCGTCGATGATGTAGCCCGAGCTGTCGAGGATCGGGGCGCTGTCGCGGATCATCTTGTCCCCGTCGATGTTGTCGGCGAGGTCCGGCTTCTGGAGGATGTTCTGCACCCCGCCGTAGAACTCGACGAAGCGGAACGGCCCGGCGAGGCGGCTCGCGAACTGCTGCTCCGCGTGGAGCGTCGACGTGTACTCGATCGCGAGCGCGTCGACCTCGCCGTTCTCGTCCGGTTCGTCCACGGCCGTCAGCGCTTCCGGCGCGGCGAGGATGCCCGTCGCGTCGTAGCCGGCGGCGGACGCGTCCTCCTGGGCGCGCCTGTAGGCGAGGTGCCACGCGCTCTCGACGAGCGGTTTCAGCAGGTCCTGGTTCAGCCGCGTCAGCACCGGGCCGAGGAGCGACACCTTCTCCTGGGAGAGTTCGTTGACCTCGGTCGCCGTGCGCGGCTGCTGGCGCATTTCGAGGTTCAGCAGCATGGCGAAGAGGTCCACGTAGAAGATTCTGTTCAGGCGGTCCGTGATCGCCTGTATCTTGACTTCGACGGCCTCGATGGACTGGCGCGTCTCGAAGAGGCGCCCGATGGGGATGCCCTTGCCGCCGTCCGCGATCGGGTCGTAGTAGTTGAGTCCGCCGGGTCCCGTGTCGAGCGGCACGCCCTTCATCCCCGAGGGCGCGGCCATGGGCGGGTTGCTCTCAAGCTCCGTGAGCCGCAGGGACGCCAGCTCGATCTCCTGGAGCGCCTTGGCGTCGCCGAGGCCGAACTCGCCGGGGCCGTGCCCGTAGACGGAAAGCCCGTTGACAAGCCAGCGCGGCGCGATCACGGGGTTGTAGTCGAACGAGCGGATGGCGAGGATGCCGCCGTTTTCGTCGGTGCCGCCGTCGATCCAGTAGACGGAGGCGGCCTCGCGGTCGGCGGGGATGTCGGGGATGGCGAGGTCGTGCGGCAGCGCCGCGACCGGGAAGACGAGGTGCCACACGGTCTGCTCGGCCTCGTGCTCGCCTCGGTCGATCCTGTCGGCGATCCCCTGCGGCAGCGAGGCGCGCCCGAAGTCGTCCTGGAGCTGGGAGAGCGTGTAGCGCAGCCGGCGCATGAGCGTGCGGACGCGCCCCCGACGGTCCTCCGCGAGCCAGTAGGCGCCCTCGTCGCAGACGGAGAGGCGCATGACGGCCTCCTCGTCGGGGAGCAGCAGCGCGGCCGACTGCCCGAAGGCCGAGAGCCGCAGGTACATCTGGTCGAGCGCGGCGTAGACGTTGGACGCGGCCATGCGGTCATGGAGGTGCTTGGTGATCGCGCCGAGGTACTGCCGGACGCCGGCGCTCTTCGACGCGCCCTCGTCCTTCGCCCGGAAGACGAACCACTGGCGCGCCTGGTTCGTGATGCCGCTCTGCAGGCCGGCCGCCAGCTTCTGGTGGAGGATCCTCGGCGTCGAGTTGAAGATCTTGTCGTCGTCGCGGCTGGCGGACGCCTCGTTCGCGTCGACGTCGCCCTTGAGCGAGTGGCCCAGCTCCGGGCAGAAGTTCTCGCGGATGTCGCGCCACGTCCGCTCGTAGGGGAGGCGGCGCTGCTCCAGGACCCGGCGTCTCGCGTCGAGCCACTTCCTCAGCCTCACGCAGTCTGTGCGGAAGTCCGCCATGCGCTATGCCGCCCCCAGCGTCTGCATCTTCGCCTGGTCGCCGAAGCGCGTGAGCGAGAGAAGCCCGCGCCGCAGCGCCTGGCGGTTCTCCGTCTCGCGGTCGGCCTTCGCGTAGGCGGCGGAGACGGAGACGTCGTTGATCGGCTGCTCGTACTGGACGGCCTTGTTCGCCGCATCCTCGGCGGCCGCGGCCATGCGGTCGTACATCTCGAGCATCGCGCCCTGGTACTCCTCCTGGGCGTGCATCGCGTCGTAGGCCGAGAGGTGCCCGCGCAGGGCCTCGACGTCCTTCATCACGCCGGAGTTGGTCCGCCAGTCGCCGGTGGACGTTATCGCTGCGAGCATCGCCCTCATCCGCTCCTCGGAGAGCGACGACGGGTTGTTGCGGAGAAGCCCGATGTCGGACTTGTTGGCCTTGTACCAGTCGTTGTAGCCGCCGGCGGGGGCCGCGTGGTTCGCCTTGTTCCGGTCGTAGTTTTCGCCGATCAGCGCCGCCGTCGGGACGCCTGTCAGCGCTCCAACCACCGCGCCTGCGTGTTTACTAAACCAGCTCATGTCCGCCCTCCGTTCGTTGAAGTCAAAAGTCCGGCCGCCGCCCGTGTGCGCACGGCCTCCTACATATGGGCGAAACATGCAAGACCCCCTCGCTCGGGAAATCTTGCACAGTATGTTGTCATGGAGTGAACTGCGAGAAAATTAAAAAATTTTGGGGTCTTGCATAATTTTGCGATATTTCACATATAGTTTGTCAAAATTATATTATTTCACCGAAACGGGCGCCAGCTGCCGGCCGTCGTCTTCGGGCGCGATCCGCCCTCCTGCGGCGAGGGCTGCCGTGGGAAGTGCGCGACCGTGAGGAACGTGGGGTGGCGGAGGTTGGCCGCGCAGTCGATCATGTCGTCGTGGCGGCTCGCCGGGTAGGTCGCGTACTCGTCCACCTGGTAGTCCTTCACGAAGTCGTAGTTCGCGCCGTCCTCGCGCTGGCGGAGCAGGCGGTCGGGCATCCAGATCCGCCCGGCCTCGTAGAGGGGCACTAGCCAGCCGATGCGGTCCTGCTTCGGGACGCTCTGCCGGAGTTCGGTGATCGGGAAGTGCCAGGCCCGCGCGCCCATCTCGCCGCGGACGTGCTGCACGTCGCTCATGGCCCCGACTTGCTCCCAGAAGACCATCTTCGGCTGCCAGCGCTCGACGAGGTTGAAGAGCGCCTCCGTCCTCCCGGCGAGGTCCAGGCGGTCGCGGATCGCGTCGAGCAGGTAGTAGTTGCCGTCGCGGCAGAGTCCCCAGACCTCCATCACGGTGAAGTCGCTCTCCTTGCGCTTCGCGTTGGCGCTGTCGATGAGGATGTAGACGTTCATCGCGTCTGCGTCCGGCGCGCGCTGGAACGTGTTGAACCATTCGGGCCTGAACATGCGGTTGCCCTCGCCAACGGGATCGCAGTCCAGGAGCGCGGCGGCCATCGTCGGGCCGAGGGTGGCGCGCTGCTCGTCGTACCACTCCGGCGGGAACTGCTCGGGGAAGAGGTAGTCCCATCCGTCCGGCCCGTCCTTCCGCGCCGGGAACACGAGGCGCTCGAACCTGGGGAAGGTCGGGTCGTGGTCCATCGCGTAGAGGATTCGGCCGGCGATGTCGTCCGTGTGCCACTGCGTCATGAGGACGACCACGATCGCCGCCGGCGCGTTGCGTCGCGTCATGAGGTCCGCGGAGAACGCCTGCCACGTCTTCTCGCGGTACACGTCGCTGTAGGCCTCCTCGCGGTTCTTCACAGCGTCGTCGAGGATGATCAGGTTGCCGCCCCTGCCGGTGATGGATCCTCCGAGGCCGACGACCGTCACGGGGTCGGGCGAGCCGGCGAGCGCCCAGTCGTCCACCGCGTCGTGCTTCGGGTCGATCTCGACGCCCGGGAAGACGAGCCGGTACTCCGGCGTCCGCATGACGGCCTTGCAGGCGCGCGAGAATCCTGACACGAGCGGGGCGCCGTAGCCGGACATGATCACGGAATGCGGCGCCAGGGCGCACCTTCCGAGGAACCAGGCGGGGAAGAACTGCGAGATGATCGTCGACTTGCCGTGTCTGAACGGCACGTTGCACAGGAGGTACCTCGTCATGCCGGCGAGGTAGTCGTCCACGGCGCGCGTCAGCCAGCCGCAGATGGCCCGCGTGTGGCGGCCGACGAGGAAGGGCGTCGCGCCCTGCCAGGTCATGCGGATGAACGTCAGGAAGTCCGTCCTCGCGCGGACGAGCAGCCTCGCGCACTTCTCCACGTCCGTCATCGGGCGTCCTCCAGCACGTCCCGGTGCTTCGCGGCGATGGAGGAGAGCACGTCGAGCGTGATCTCCTTCCTCTCCGGCGCGTTGTCGCCGGTCATCTCGTTGTGGAGCTTGAGAAGCGCGATCATGCCGTAGCGGTCCCCCTGGGCGACGGCCTTCTCGACGTCGGCCTCGATCAGCGCGAGCTTTTTCTCCCGCGTCAGCGTTACGGCCTTTTCCGCCTCCGTGCGCAGGGCCGCCAGCCTTTGGAAAACCTTACTATTCCTCGCGAGGATGGAGGCCTGTGTGTCCACGGCCGCGTCCTTCCACTTCACGGACGCCGGGTAGGCGTCGCGGTAGGCCTCGCGCTGCGTCATGCCCGCCGCGAGGTTGCGGGCGAACTTCTCCTGTCTCGTCGTCATCGTCTTTCAAAAAACTCCTTGAACTCCGGGTGCCTCGCCAGAATCCGCCCCTTCAGCTGGTAGACCCTCTGGGTCGAAACGCCCATGCACCTCGCGGCCAGCGGGGCCGACTGGACCTTGAGCATCCAGAAGAGCAGCAGCCTCTGCTTGTCCGTGAGGTCGGCCAGCTGCTCGAAGATGCGGTTGCCGACGTGCGGGAATCCGCGCATGGCGTCGCCGAGCGTCTGGAGGATGATCACGCCGGCCTCGTCCCTCGCCGCGGTCGCGTCGTCGCGCGGCGCGGCGCGTGACTCGGCCAGGCTTCTCGCGGCCTCTTCCACGTCCGGCGGCGGCACGGCCGTCGCGTCTATCGACCTCCCGCGCATCCCTACCGCTTCGCCTCCCCTCCGTCGCCGAACAGCGGCATCCCGTCCTGGACGGGCTTCGCGTCACGTTCGCGGACCTCCACCAGCTCCACGATCTTCAGGCGGACGGCGCCCCTCTCCGCGTAGCGCTTCGCGGCGTGGATCTCAGCCACCTGTGAGTCGTCCGTCCAGAACTCCATGGCCGTCATCACGTCGAGCAGGCCCTTGAGGATGTTGTCCAGGTCGGGGGCGGAGACCTTCGGCGAGGCGGACGCCCTGCGCCACTTGGGCATGGACTTCGGCCACGGCCATTCGAGCGCCACCGTGAGGCGGACGGCCCCGGCCGCCGGCGTCGCGAACTGCGACCGCATCGCGAGCAGGGCGTTCCGCCACGCCTCCTTGGCCGCCGCCATTTCGGGGCGGTCGTAGAAGACGGGGCGGTCGCGGGCCTTGTCGTAGTAGAAGCCCTTGTGCTGCGCCGTGAAGGTCGGCGGGACCATCCACGCCACGCCCTCGCAGACTGGACGCTCCCGGATCAAGGTTCATCCTCCTTGATGGCCTTTCGCGCCTCGTCGAGCAGTTCGATTTCATGGTCTTCGAGGGTTATCGTTTCGAGGATGGCGACGAGGCCGCGCATGATATCGCGGAGGCGGTCGCGCTCGATGGACCAGCCGAGCAGTTTGCGCTGGAGCTCGCGCGTCGCCTCTACGCCATTCACCGCCTCGACGATGAAGGCCGCGTCTGCCTCGCGCCATGCGGCACATACCACTGTTTTGTCAGGTCGAATCACCAGCCAGTTGGATAACTCGCTGTTCTGTTTCACGCGCCACGGCATCGGGCTATGCTTGTCCATCGCGGGCCTCCTTCCTCATGTGTTCGTCAATGGCGGAAAGTTTCTCAAGCAGCCACGCTGCCGATTTCGCGGATATTTGCGCGTGTGCGTCAAAGTCCTCGCACAAAGAAACAATTTTATGGGCATTCTTGACTTGTGCCGGGTCTTTTCGGAATTCCCGCCACGCGGACAGCACGGCCTTGATCGCGGGGATTTCCCGCTTGCTCATCCAGGGCACGGTGTCGGGGTCTTTGACTGGTAGCTTAATCATTCGCGGCCGCCTTTCTTCTCGTTCGCCGCGTTTTCGACCATGACGCGCAGGACCATGTACGCGAGGCCGCCGTGGATGATGGCGTCGTAGTCCAGGTCGGTGACGTTCGCGACCCAGCGGCAGACCGCGAAAAGGAACACTTCGAGAATGATGGTGGCTATCAGCTTCATTCGGCACCGCCTTCCTTCATGCGCCGCTCGACAGTTTCGAACGCGTCCGGGCCGAAAGGCTCGTACTTGAGGCCGAGGCGCTTGAAAGCGGCCTTGACCACCTGCGTGAAACTGTCGCTTGCGACGGCCTCCGCGAAGTCCTCTAGGTGGTAGTAGAGGAGCGCCGCAATCAGCTCCTCGTCGGTCTGCGGCGTCTTCATTCCGCGCCTCCTTCCGTGGAAAAGAGCCAGTCGAAGGCGTTTGCCGCCTCCACGTCGTCGAAATCATCGAGCCATTCGTGCCACGCCGCGTAAGCCTCTTCCGCCGTAGCGAACCTGTCGCAGTTGCGCACGGGCGCGGCGAGGGCGGCGTCAGCAATGTCGAACAACTGGCTATATTGCCAATGTTCTATCGTGCCATCACTTCGCCATGTGTCGATTTTGTCGATGATGTCGTCTAGTGCCTCGCGCATGGCGGCAATGTTTCCGTCAGCCATTGGACGCCTCCTTTCCTTCCGCCGGGGCGAAGAGCCAGTCCAAAACTTCGTAAAACAATTCCGTTCCGCCTCGGTTTTTGAACGCGTCCCAAATGGTTTCGTGCGTGTCCCAGAATGCCATCCGCGCCTCATCTGCCGCCTTGAACCTGTCGCAGTTGCGCGGCGGCGCGGAGAGGGCGGCGCGGGCCTTGTCAATGGCTTTGCTCTGACACCCCGACCACCTGTTGCGCCAGCTACAGGTATGTCCGCTCTCTGACATCTGGTTTGGGACGTCGCACAGGTTGCAGCACTCTTCGAGCATCGCCTCCAGCGCGGCGCGCATGGATGCGGCGTTGCCGGGGACGAGGGCGCGGCGGACGAACTTCTCGCAAGCGACGCGGTCCTCGTTTCCGTCACTGTCTCCCGCGTCGCAATCACCTCCGAAGCGCGCGCAGTCGCCGCACCTGAAACTTACCTTTTCGCGCTGGATGCGCTCCCGCGCCGCCGCCGCCTCGATGCGGTCGGCAAGTCCATAGACCTCGGGCGATATCTCTCGCCGCGAGGCTCGTGTGCGCATCTCGTCGATGATGTCGGCCAGTGTCTCGTTATTCATTCCGCGCCTCCTCGTCCACAACCGGGCCGCAAATCTGCGGCTGCGGGACAATCCCGGCCAGACGCCCAATGATATCCAGGTCGTCAATCGCGGCCTCGACGAGAGCCACAATCCCGTAGTACTCGCGTTCGTTCGCGACAAAGCATGCGTCGAGCAGGCATTGCCTCGCGCACTCGTAGCTCCGCTCGATGGTTAAAAGGTCCACAACGTCTTGGCCAGTCATAGCGGCAGTTCCTCCTGTCTGTCGTCCTTCGCCGGCTTCAGCGCGCGGTCCACTTCGGCCTCAAGCCGCTTGGCCTCCTTCAGCGCGTCGCCGGTCCTCGTCCGGAAGTATGTCTTCTGCGCGTCGCGCATGGCGCGCACAAGTCTCGTGAAATTTTCAAAGTCCTTGTCCATTGTTCTTGCTCCTTGTTGCTCCTGGTTGTTCCGCCTGCCTAGAACGGCAGCGGGTCGTTCGCCTCCGTGAACTTCGTCTGCGCCGGCGTCCCGGCCTGGTCTTGGGGAGCGGGGCTGTCGCGCCCTGCCTCGCCTGGCTTCTCGCACCGCATGCCGACGAGCCTCGCGTAGGCCCTGCCGGTGGTCTGGTTGCGGTCGCCGCGCACGCGGGCCTCGACGCGCACCGCGTCGCCCTCCGCGACTTCGGGGATCCGCTCCTCCCAGAACGTCACCGGGTACCAGTCGTGGTACGTCTGCCCCCGGTACTCGCTCGGGCAGTCGACGACCACTTCGAGCAGGTGCTTCCCGCCGTTGGTCGTCCGGGCCGCGGTCGACTTGACCACGCCCTCGATGATGATTGCCGTATCGTTTGCCATGTCAATCCTCCGTTGTCAAAAGTCAAGCCTCATCTGGCCCGGCTCGCGGCGCCCGGTCTTCTCCGCGCGCTCCGCCTTCAGCAGCTCGCGCAGGTACTCTTCCGGCAGCATGCCCTCGCGCTTCATGTCCCGGACCAGGGCCTCGAGCAGGGGAAGCGCCACGCGCTCCCAGGTGTCGGCGTTGTGGTCGCGCCGCTCCCGCGCGTCCGATCCGTCGTCCGACGGCCTCCGCAGCCTGAGCGCGGCGAGCGCCTTCAGCGTCCTCGCCCTCGCCTGGCACGTCAGCCGGAGGTTGAACCTCGCTGGCCGCATCACGCTCCCCGTGTTCCTCGGGGCCAGTTCCTCCGTGTAGGTGTGCTTCTGCATGTCTGCCTCCTCCTAGACGTTCCCGTTCATGATCCGCTCCGCATCCCGGAGCTTCGCGATCAGCGCGCCGGGCGGGTTCGAAGGCATCTCCCCCGCGTTCATCTCCCCGTAGAGCGTCGCGAGGGTGTTCCTGAACGTCTTGTCGCCGACGGACTTCAGCAGGGCGCCGAAGGTCCGGCGGTCCGCGTCGCGGGTGTCGTGCGTGAGCGACATGGCCAGCAGAACCGGGTCGGCGTCCGAGAAGATCGTCCCGTAGTCGACGCGGTAACCCGTCGGGTCGAAGTAGCCGTCGCTCTCCAAAGCCTCCCCGGAGTCGCCGCCAGGGGGAAAGTCAGATGAAATTTCATCCGGCGGTCCCGAAGGTTTCGGCGGTGCGGCGGTCTCACGCGCGGGCGGGCGCGCGCCCCCGCGCGCATTCCGGCGGTTTACCGACGGAATATATTGGTTGGTTGGTTGGATGGATGGTTGGTTGGATGGTTGGGTAGTGCGGACATTTTGTTTGTCCGTGGACGAACCGTCCGTCCGCGTCCGTCCGTTTTGTCCCACGGACGGCGCATTTGTCCCTGGGACATTTTGGACGTCCGTTTTGTCCGTGGGACATTCCGTCTGTCCGTGGGACACTTCGGCCATTTCGCGGCGCTTGCGCTTCCGCTCGGCCTCGGCCTCCCGCCGCCGCTCGATGTTGGCCTCCTTCGCCGCCCCGTCCGCCGTGAACGTGTCGGCCAGCAGCCGCGACACCTGGTCGGCGTCCGGCACGTCGCCGCCGGCCACGAGCCGCACCACCGTCCCGAGGCGCACGAGGTCCGTCTCGCGCTTGGCGTACTCCATGAATGCGTTGCTGAGTATCACTTGTTCTTCTCCTTCCGCGCCTTCGCGCGCTGCTCGGCCTTCTGCGTCGCCGCCTCCCTGCGTTCTTCAGTAAGCAGGCCCAGGGCGAGGTCCACGGCGAGGGCGATCCGCTCCGGCAACTCGCCCCTGCCCGACACGAGGACGCGCACCATCCTCCCCGCCTCGGCGTCGCTGAGGCGGGGGGACAGCACGAGCTGCTCGATCTGCTTCGGCAGAATCTTCACCATGGCCTAGCCCTCGTCCGACTCCGGGTACTCGAAGTCGGCCTGGATCGTCTCGCCCTCCTGCTCCTGTGGCGCGGGGGCCGTCTCCGCCTCGGGCGCGGGCGACTCCGGCGGCGGGAGCGCCGCGGGCGCCTTGCCGACGACGATGGCCGGCGTCTCGTCCGCGTCGGGCGCGACCTCGCTCTCGAAGGCCTTCTGCAGCTCCGTGCTCATCAGGCCCCACTTGCCCAGGAGCTGGCGGAGGAGCGTCTTGCAGGCCATGTCGTCGAAGCTCTTCTCCCAGAAGGTGTAGCCCTTCTTCGCCTTGTAGCCCTGCGAGAACTGGATGGCGTGCGCCTCGACCCTCGCCTTGCTCCAGTAGATGCACTTGCGGAAGCCGTTCAGGTACTCGAAGAAGGCGTAGTAGCCCGTGGTCTCCGCCTTGGCGCGGGCCATGTCGTCCTGGATGATCTCGACCTCGACCGTCTCCTCCAGCGGGTCGTACCGCTTGAGTTCGCCGGCCTTGAGCGGGATCGCGTTGAGGCGGCGGTAGAAGCCGCTGCGCATGGCGAGCTGGATCATGCCCTTGTAGCCGATCTGGAACTGCGCCGTCTTGCGCCCGTTCTTGCGGTCTTCGAAGGGGACCATGTAGAAGTAGCCGAGCTGCGGGCTTGGCGGGAGGTTGAGCGCCTTGCCGACGAGCGCCGCGCTGACGATCGTCGCCGGGTCGCAGTCCTTGAGCGACGGGTTCTGCGCCACCGCCGACACCAGCGAGGTCACGAACGAGCCGCGCTCCCTCGGGTCCGCGATTGTGTTGTTGATGAGCTTCTGCATCTGCGGCGTGTTCACCGCCACCGAGAACGCCTGCCGTCCGGCCGCCCTCGCCACCGCCGCCCCCTCCGAGGCCGTCGCGGACTTGATGATGTTCCTCTGTTCCATGTTCCTGTCTCCTGTTCTGTTCTGTGCTCAAAGCGCCAGCTTTGAGATGTCTACGCGATCCGAAGCACCATCGCCTCGGCCGTCTTGTAGTACTCGTCGGGGATCTCCCCGCCGAAATGGTCCTTCGCCAGCGCCTTCGCGTCGAGCGTGCGCCGCGACTGCGGCTTGTAGGTCGCCTTGAACTCGCCCCAGCGGCCCGTGTCGGCGTCCGCGCGGACGAGCGCGTCCTTCACCTGGTTCTCGAGCGCCGCGACTTCGGCCTCGGCGGCCTTCTTCGCGTCCTTCGCCGCCTTGAGCGCCGTCAGCGCGTCCGCGACGCAGGAGAGGTCGGCCACCGTCTGCGCGGTGCGCGTCCTCGCCGCCTGCAGCCCGAGCTGCGAGAGCACCCTCGCCGTGCAGGGCTTGCCGTCCGTCACCGGCGGCAGCTCCCGGCGGAGCACGTAGCCCCAGGCCTCGTCCGTCTTCTCGCGCAGCGCCTTCAGCTCGCCGTCGTCCACGAGGCAGACGCTCTCGCACCAGTCCGGCTTCTCAAAGATGTTCGAGCGCGTCAGCGCGTAGATGTGGAACTCGTCGTTGCCCACGAGGACGGCCACGTACCAGGTCGTGTACCCCGTCACCGCGAGGTAGCCGACGGACTGGACGTAGTAGTTGGCCGGGAAGTCGCCGCCCTTGAACTTCTTCGACGTGAGGGCGTTGGCCGTCTTGCATTCGAGGCCCGCGTCCTGGCCGGTGATCTTGCGGTCGATTGTCGCGAACATGTGCGGGTAGTCGTCGTTCACCCAGATGCAGTTCTCCCGGTGGACCTCGAATCCGCTCCGGCGGCAGAACTCGTCCGCCACGAACTGCTCGTTCCAGTGGCCGAAGGCGAACCGC